AAATATGAATATCAAGGAGACGAAGAAGAATATAATCCAAGCTGGGCATAAAGCAGTTGAAGAACTGATTAAAGTTGCTAAAGAAGCTATTATAGATTCTGACGATGATATATCAGCTGACAGATTAAAAAATGCTGCAGCAACAAAGAAACTAGCTATATTTGATGCGTTTGAAATATTGAATAGAATACAAGAGGAAGAGAACATATTACAAGGTAAAGAAACTAAAACCGAGGTTAAAGTATTTAAAGGTTTTGCAGAAGGTAGATCTAAGTAATGTACGAACAGAATTTACTACAAATAGTAGAACCTATAAAAAAAACGACTATAAGTCGTCTTAACAAAGGTAAGAAGTGGAAGTATGGTTATAACAAAGAACACGACCTTGTAGTTATATCTAAGACTGGTGAGATAGGTGAGATATACGAGATACAAAACTTTCAGATAGCATTGCCAAAAGAGCGTAGTGTGTATAGCAACAAAGAAAAAAAGTGGAAACAGTTTGAATACCCAAAAGAATTAAGTAGACTTAAAAATATATTTGACTGGAGAGCTTACGCTGAAGAAAAAAAAGCTGACTGGTTTGATTACATAGATGAAGAGTTTAATAGAAGAGACAATGGTTTTTGGTTTAACAACAAAGGTAAAGCAACATACATAACAGGTACACACTATATGTACTTACAATGGAGTAAGATTGACGTAGGTGCACCAGATTTTAGAGAAGCTAACAGACTATTCTTTATATTTTGGGAAGCATGCAAAGCAGATAAAAGATGTTATGGTATGTGTTACCTTAAAAACAGACGATCTGGTTTTTCTTTTATGTCATCAGCTGAAACAGTTAACCAAGCTACAATATCAAGTGATGCTAGGTTTGGTATATTATCTAAAACAGGTGCAGATGCTAAGAAAATGTTTACTGACAAAGTTGTACCTATATCGATTAATTATCCTTTCTTTTTTAGTCCTATTCAAGACGGTATGGATAGGCCAAAATCCGAGCTTGCATATAGAGTTCCAGCTTCTAAGTTCACTAGAAAGAAAATTACAACAAACGAAAAGCTAGAAGATTTAGAAGGATTAGATACAACTATAGACTGGAAGAATACAGGTGACAATAGTTATGACGGTGAAAAACTAAAGCTATTAGTACACGATGAAAGTGGTAAGTGGGAAAGACCCGATAATATATTAAACAACTGGCGAGTTACAAAAACATGTTTGCGATTAGGTAGCAGGATTATAGGTAAATGTATGATGGGCTCAACATCAAATGCTTTAGACAAAGGTGGAGAAAACTTTAAAAAATTATACAATGCATCAGACGTTACTAAGCGAAACAGAAATGGACAGACAGCGTCTGGTTTATATTCTCTTTTTATCCCAATGGAGTGGAACTACGAAGGATTTATTGATGAGCACGGAAGCCCAGTCTTCAATACTCCGGATCATGAAGTCTTCGATCCACATGGGGAATTAATAGATATAGGTGTTATAGACAGTTGGCAGAATGAAGCTGATGGTTTAAAAGGTGATCAAGATGCTTTAAATGAATTTTATAGACAGTTTCCAAGAACTACTGAACATGCGTTTAGAGATGAAACAAAAAATAGTATATTTAATTTAGTAAAAATATACGAACAAATAGATTACAACGAAGAAATGTCTAGAACATTAGGTATTACTAAAGGTAATTTTCAATGGGTTAACGGTGTTAAAGATTCACAAGTGATATTTTATCCAGATCCTAAAGGTAGATTTAAAGTAAGCTGGATACCACCAGCAAATATACAAAACAAAGTTGTAATTAAAAATGGTGTTAAATGGCCTGGTAATGAACACATGGGTGCTTTTGGTTGTGATAGTTATGATATATCAGGTACAGTTGATGGTAGAGGTTCTAAAGGAGCTTTACATGGTTTAACTAAGTTTAGTATGGAAGACGCTCCAGCTAATCATTTCTTTTTAGAGTATATAGCTAGACCACAAACCGCTGAGATATTTTTTGAAGATGTTTTAATGGCTTGTGTATTTTACGGTATGCCAATACTAGCAGAGAATAATAAACCTAGATTATTATATCATTTTAGAAGAAGAGGTTATAGAGGATTTTCTATGAATAGACCTGACAAAGTATATAATAAATTATCAGTAACAGAAAGAGAATTAGGTGGAATACCAAACTCTAGTGAAGATATAAAACAAGCACACGCTGCTGCTATTGAAACTTATATAGAAAATTCTGTAGGATTAAAAGCTACAGGCTACGGTGATATGTATTTTCAAAGAACATTAGAAGACTGGGCTAAGTTTAATATAAATAACAGAACAAAGCATGATGCTTCTATTAGTTCTGGTTTAGCATTAATGGCTTGTAATAAAAATAGATACGCTCCGTCTGCTCCAGTTAGAAGAGAAGCTGTAGATTTAGGAATTAAAAAATACGACAACAAAGGTGTCACATCAAAAATAATAAGTTAAATGGGTATATACACTAACACCAATAGCGCTTTTCCAAGCCAAGTAGTAAGCGACGCTGAAAAAGCTAGCTGGGAATACGGAACTCAAGTTGCGCAAGCAATAGAGTATGAGTGGTTTGACCAAGGGCGATCTGGAGGTAATAGATATCTAACTAATTGGAATAATTTTCATTCGTTAAGACTATACGCTAGAGGTGAACAACCCGTGCAGAAATACAAAGATGAGTTATCTATTAATGGTGATTTATCTTATTTAAATTTAGACTGGAAACCAGTACCTATTTTATCTAAATTTGTAGATATTGTAGTTAATGGTATATCTCAAAAGTCTTACGATATTAAAGCTTATTCTCAGGATCCTAACTCAGTTAGAAGAAGAACTGAATATGCTAGTAGACTTCAAGAAGATATGGTTGCTAAAGAATATTTAGACAACTTAAAGCAAACACTAGGTATTGATTTACATCAATCACCAAGTGGAGTTGTAGTTCCAGAATCTAAAGAAGAGCTTGAGTTACATATGCAGCTTAGCTATAAGCAATCAATTGAAATAGCAGAAGAAGAAGCTATATCAACTGTGTTTGCTCAAAACAAATACGATCTTGTAAGACGTAGATTAAATATGGATCTTACAACTATTGGTATTGCAGCTGGTAAAACTAATTTCAATACAGCAGAAGGTATTACTATTGATTATGTAGATCCTTCTTATATGGTTTATTCTTACACAGAAGATCCAAACTTTGAAGATATATACTACGTAGGTGAAGTAAAATCTATAACAATACCAGAACTTAAAAAAGAGTTTCCTGGTATATCAGAAGAGGAATTAAAGAAAATACAAGAAACACCTGGAAACAGACAATATATAACAGGTTGGGGTAATTACGATGAAAATACTGTACAGGTTATGTATTTTGAATACAAGACCTATCACAACCAAGTTTTTAAAATAAAACAAACAGAATCAGGTTTACTAAAAGCTTTAGAAAAACCAGATACTTTTGATCCACCTGAAAATGATAATTTTGAAAGAGTTTCAAGATCAATAGAAGTTTTATATACTGGTGCTAAAGTTTTAGGAACTAATACTATATTAAAGTGGGAATTGGCTGACAACATGTCTAGACCAATGGCTGATACAACTAAGGTTGAAATGAACTATACAATATGTGCTCCTAGAATGTATAAGGGACGCATAGAGTCTGTTGTAAGTAAATGTGTTGGGTTTGCAGATATGATTCAACTAACACATCTTAAATTGCAACAGGTAATGTCTAGAATGGTACCAGACGGCGTTTATTTAGATATGGATGGTTTAGCTGAGGTTGATCTCGGCAATGGTACTAATTATAACCCTGCAGAGGCATTAAATATGTATTTTCAAACTGGTTCTATCGTAGGTAGATCAATGACGCAAGACGGTGATATGAACCCAGGTAAAGTACCTATTCAAGAACTTAATAGCTCTAGCGGTCTTGGTAAAATACAAGCGCTTATACAAACGTATCAATATTATTTACAAATGATACGCGATGTGACCGGATTAAACGAAGCTAGAGATGGAAGCTCTCAAGATAAAAATTCATTAGTAGGTCTTCAAAAAATGGCCGCTAACGCATCTAACGTTGCAACTAGACATATTAAACAAGCTAGTTTATATCTTACATTAAAACTAGCGGAAAATGTGTCTCTAAAAATAGCAGACGCTTTAAGCTTTCCACTGACAGCTGAATCACTTAAAAACTCTATATCGACTTTTAATGTTGAAACATTACAACAAGTTATTGATTTAAACTTATATGACTTTGGTATATTCTTAGAGTTAGAGCCAGATGATGAAGAGCAAGCTAAGTTAGAAGAGAATATACAGGTTGCATTAGGTCAAGGTGGTATTGATTTAGAAGACGCTATAGATTTAAGACAAATTAAAAATCTTAAACTAGCTAATCAAATGCTTAAGGTTAAGCGTAAGCAAAAAGCTATTCAAGATCAAGCTAATCAACAAGCTAATATACAAGCTCAAGCCGCTGCACAGGCGGAAACTGCTGAAAAAACAGCTATGGCTGAAGTTCAAAAGCAAGAAGCTATATCAGGTTCTAAGGTTCAGTACGAACAAGCTAGAACTCAAATGGAAATAAACAAAATGCAAATAGCAGCTGATTTAGAAAAAATTAAAATGCAGCAAAAGTTTGAATATGATATGCAGCTTAAGCAAATTGAAGTTCAGGCAATACAGCAAAAAGAAGCAGCTATAGAAGATAGAAAAGATAAACGTAGCAAAATGGAAGCTACACAACAAAGTGAAATGATAAGCCAGCGTCAAAATGATAGCTTACCTAAGGACTTTGAAAACGAACCCGATATGGGTATGCAAGCTTTCATGTAGAAAGTAAACAATTATTTAATTATATTATATTATGTCAGAAGTAAAAACAAATGAACCTGTTAAGCAGGAAGGTGAGTTTAAAATTAAAAAGAAAACTCCAAAAAAATTAACAACACCAAGCAGTGAACCTGTTAAAGTTAACATCAAAGAACCTTTAGTAGAGGTTCCAGCAGAGGTTACCAAGGTGGTAATACCAAAAGAAAATGCCATTCAAATCGGAGAAACAAAGGAAGTTCTTGTGGAAGAACCATCCGGAGATAGCACTCAGGTGGGAGAACAAGTACAAGAGCCCAGCGAAGCTACTGAAGAATTTACACCAATCAAAGAAGTTGAAGTAGCTAAGGTAGAAGCTGAGGTAAAAGAAGCTCTAAGAGATGAAAAAGTTTTAGGTAAACAATTACCTGAAAACATTGAAAAACTAGTTATCTTTATGGAAGATACTGGTGGAACCGTGGAGGACTATGTAAGATTAAATGCAGATTACTCTAATGTAGATGAAAAAACATTATTAAAAGAGTATTACAAAAAAAATAAACCTTATTTAGATAATTCAGATGTAGAACTTCTTTTAGAAGATTTTGAATATGATGAAGATTTAGATGAGGACAAAGATATACGCAAAAAGAAACTTGCGTTTAAAGAAGAAGTTGCAAAAGCTAAAGGCTTTTTAGAAGAAACAAAGGCTAAGTATTACGATGAAATCAAGTTGAGATCAAACGTAAATCCTGAAACTCAAAAAGCTACAGACTTTTTCAACCGATATAACAAGCAACAAGAAATAGCTCAGCAACAACACGAGCGATTTAAAGAAAGTACTAAACAACTTTTCAGTGATGGTTTCGAAGGTTTCGATATCAAAGTCGGTGATAAGAACTATAAGTACAATATTCAAAATCGTGAAAAAGTTGCAGAAAATCAATCAAACATTAATAACCTTGTCGGGAAGTTCCTAGACTCTGATGGTAATATTAGTGATGCGAAAGGTTATCACAAAGCTATGTATGCTGCTGATAACGTGGATAAGATCGCTGCTCATTTTTACGAGCAAGGAAAAGCTGAAGCGATTAAAGAAGTTATGAACAAATCCAAAAATTTATCACCTATAAAAGCTAGAACCCAACAAGGTGAAGTTTTTATAAATGGATTTAAAGTTAAAGCGATTTCTGGTGCTGATTCTTCAAAACTGAAAATTAAAACAAAAAAATTTAACAATTAAAAATTAAACAATTATGAGTTTATCTCCACAATTTGGTTCTATTGTACCAAGTCAAGTACAAGCTTTGTTGCCTTCTAACTACTTACAGTTTAACGGTGGCGCAAATGACTTTGCGCAACAATATTTACCTGAAATCTACGAACAAGAAGTAGAGCGTTACGGAAACAGAACTTTATCTGGATTCTTACGTATGGTAGGAGCTGAAATGCCAATGACTTCTGATCAAGTAATTTGGTCTGAACAAAATAGATTACACATCTCTTACGCAGGCGTTGCTGCTGGAGTAGATGGTGTCGCACCACAAACCAACGTTTTAACTGTTGGAGCTGCTGACACTAATGTAATTTCTATTTCTGATACAATCGTTGTATTAGATCCTGCTACTGGATTAGAAGATAAAGGATATATTACTGGATCAACTACAGGTGTAGGTGGAAATGTAACTTACCAATCTTATACAAACGTTGGCCTTCGTGCTCAAGGATTCACTTTTACAGGTCTTAAGATCTTTGTATATGGTTCTGATTACGCAAAAGGTTCTAACTTAGCTGGTACAGCTGCAGGAGCTGGTGCTCAAGTCGCTAACACAAGAGTAAGTGTTGATCCTTCTTTCACACAATATTCTAACTCTCCAATCATTATCCGTAACCAATATACAGTATCTGGTTCTGATATGGCACAAATCGGATGGGTTGAAGTTGCTACTGAAGATGGTGCTTCTGGATACCTATGGTATTTAAAAGCTGAATCTGAAACTAGATTACGTTTTGAAGATTACTTAGAAATGGCAATGGTTGAAGGTGAGTACAACCAGGTAGCTGGTACGCTTGGAACAAACCCTGGAACACAAGGTTTATTTGCTGCTATTCAAGCTCGTGGTAACGTAGAAGTAGGATTTACTGCTGCTGCTGGACTTGATGACTTTGATGCTATCCTTAAAAACTTAGATACTCAAGGAGCTATTGAAGAAAACATGTTATTCTTACAAAGACAAACATCTTTAGATTTTGATGATATGCTAGCTTGCATCTCTGGTGGATTCGCTGGTGGTACTGCTTTTGGTTTATTTGAAAATTCAGAAGAAATGGCTTTTAACTTAGGATTCAGCGGATTCAGAAGAGGTTCTTATGACTTCTACAAAACTGACTGGAAATACTTAAATGACGCTTCTACTCGTGGAGGTATTGTAGGTATCAATTCCGTTGAAGGTGTATTAGTACCTGCTGGAACTTCTACAGTTTACGATCAAATCTTAGGAACTAACATTCGTCGACCATTCTTACACGTACGATACAGAGCTTCACAAGCTGATGATCGTCGTATGAAGTCTTGGTTAACTGGTTCTGCTGGAGGCGCTTTTACTTCAACTCTTGATGCTATGGAAGTAAACTTCCTATCTGAAAGATGTTTAGTAACTCAAGGTGCTAACAACTTTGTACTTTTCAAAGGAATCTAATTGATTCAAACAAATGTAATTCTTACCCTCGTTGAACTGACGGGGGTAATTATTACTCTTATATGACATTAGCCTATTACTATTTATATACTATGGCTATTGTCACAATTTTAAACTATTTAATTATATCATATTATGGCTAAAAAAGCTACAGCAGAAACAATTGAGGTTGCACCTCAAGAAGTAGCAGTTAAAACTGCACCAATCAAACCCACAAAACCAACGTGGGAAATTAAAGATAGAGTTTACTATTTAAAAGGTAATAAAAATCCTTTAACTCTAACTATACCTAGTAAACATACAAGAAAACATTCGTTACTTTATTTTGATGAAGAGTCTGGAAAACAGAGGGAAATAAGATACGCAACGAATCAAGACTCTCCACTTGTAGATGAACAAAAAGGAGAATGTACTATGGGTCATATTAGATTTACTAATGGAGACTTAAAAGTACCAAAAGCACAGCAGAATTTACAAAAACTATTATCTTTGTATCACCCATTAAAAGGTAGAATATACGAAGAGTTTAGCGCAGTAAAGGTAGCAGAAGACGAACTAGATGTTTTAGATCTTCAAATTGATGCTTTAAATGCTGCTAGACACATGGACATAGATCAAGCTGAGGCTATCTTACGTGTTGAAAAAGGATCTCAAGTAAACACTATGAGTTCTAAAGAACTTAAAAGAGATTTATTATTATTTGCTCGAAACAATCCTGCATTGTTTATTAACTTAGCTAATGACGAAAACGTTATGCTACGTAATTTTGCAATTAGAGCATCTGAAGCAGGTATAATTAACTTATCTCAAGATCAAAGAACATTTACTTGGGGATCAAACGGTAGAAAATTAATGAACGTACCATTTGATGAAAACCCTTATTCTGCATTTGCGGCTTTCTTAAAAACTGACGAAGGTGTAGAAATCTATAAGTCTATAGATAAAAAACTATAAAAACAAGTAATACTAATATAACGGAGGCTGCGCAAGTGGTCTCCAATATATTATAATAAAAAATAAAAAATGGCAGTAAGCGTAGATAAAGTATATAAAACAGTCTTGTTCATATTAAATAAAGAACAAAGAGGTTATGTAACACCTGCTGAGTTTAATAGTATTGCTGAGCAAGTTCAGTTTCAAATATTTGAATCTTACTTTCCAGACGGCAATCAACAATACCGTAAAAATCAAACAAACTCTCAAAACGATACAGAGTTTTTCAATATGTTTAAAGACATAGAGTATAAATTACACCCTTTTGAAGAAAACTCAAATTTTACCTATGATGCCGTTAGAGATGTTTTTTCTACTAATGCAAATGTTTACAAAATAGGTGAAGTAATATCAAACTATACTGACGTAAATCCTATTATAAACTCTATAACTCAATTAGTTAGTAAAGCAGAGTTTAATAAAATATCAAGATCAAAACTTACAGCTCCAAACAAAAAAAATCCTTTATTCTTCACAGGAAACGCAGCAGGTGCTTTAACACTAAGCATTACTCCTACTCCAAACTCTATAACAGTAAACACAATAATAACACCATCACCTCCAAACTGGGGTTTTACTATTGGTGGATTAGGTCAGTATGTTTACAACGCAAACGCGTCTACTGACTTTGAATTAGATATATCCGAACAAAGTCTTTTGATATTAGAAATATTAAAGTATTTTGGAATAGTAATAAACGATCCAACAATAATTCAAGCGGCTTCACAAGAAGCTCAACAAATGGAAATTAACGAAAAAAGCTAATAAATGAGTTTAATAACTGAAACAAATCAACAATATTATCAAGGCGCTCAAGGCTTTAGAGGTGATAATACTACACTAGCTTTTAAAACTACATTTGATACAGATTTAGTTTTAGGGAGTTTTGATCCTAACAATATTAATTATGCTTTAAATAATTTCAAGTTATACACAAGTTCTACTGGATTACCTGGATCTTATTCAGAATACATTACAACGTTTACAGTTGTAGATAACGCAGTAACATTTCCTGTAGCTCCAGCTACTGGTCTTTATATAGTTGTTCAGTTAAAAAAACTAGACGGTGGATTATATGGTAGTACAGAAGCTGAAAAAGCATATGGACAAACTGTTGAAGATAATTACGGTAGTTACTCATATATCACGCTTAACGACGCTATAGATAACTTTATGGTTGGTTACGTAGGCGAAGGTAAGTTAATTCAAAAAGCTAAAAAATCAGATGTATTATTTTTTGCTAAAAGAAGTTTACAAGAGTTTAGCTATGACACTTTAAAAAGTATTAAGTCAGCTGAATTAACAATACCAGCTAGTTTAACATTAGCTTTACCGCAAGACTACGTTAACTATGTTAGAGCTTCTTGGATTGATCAGCTAGGTGTTAAGCATATTATTTATCCTACAAACAATTTAACAATAAGTCCTTACTACACTCAAATACAAGACGAAAAAGGAGTTCCAACGCAAGATAACTTTGGGTCAGATATCGAAGGTACATCGATAACTCAAGAAAGATGGCACAAAGGTAACGCTCAAGATTTTTTATTAGACAACGCAGGTTTATCTGGTATAAATGATTTCGCTTTTAACTGGAACCAAAACGGTGAGTGGATTGGTTATAGAAACTATGGTGAGCTATATGGACTAGACCCTCAATACTCACAAATGAACGGTTGGTTTAATTTAAACGAACGCGAAGGCAAAATGTCTTTTTCTAGTCACTTAGTAAACCGTTTAATTACGCTAGAGTATATATCTGATGGCTTAGCATACGATACAGATACTAAGATACCTAAAATGGCAGAAGAAGCTTTATATGCACACATATTACATGCTATTATATCTACACGCGCTAATCAACCTGAATACGTAGTTCAAAGACTAAAAAGAGAAAGGTCTGCTAAATTAAGAAATGCTAAAATAAGATTATCTAATATCAAGACTGATGAAATTACTCAAGTAATGAGAGGTAAGTCTAAATGGATTAAACACTAAAATTAAATGGCTAAAGTAAAAAATAGTTTTCTAAAGTCAAAGATGAATAAAGATCTTGACGATAGATTAGTACCTAATGGTGAATATAGAGATGCTGTAAATATAACTGTCAACAACTCTGACGGTGAAGACGTTGGCACAGCTCAAACCGTTAGAGGTAACTTAGAAGTTATTGATTTTACCACTGTAACAGGTGTTGCTAATTTAGAAGTGATTGGTATATTAGATGATGAGTTTTCTAGTACTGTTTTTGCTTTTTTAGCTAATAACAATGGAACAGACTATGAGCCTTTAAGTTATAGTGCTATAGTTTCATGGAACGTAAACGAAGCTACAACGAGCGCTAAAATAATAGTTCAAGGAAATTGGTTAAATTTTTCTAAATTAAATCCTGTAACAGCAAATCTTCTTGAAGATTTATTATTTTTTACAGACAATAGAAACCAACCTAGAAAAGTAAATATAAATTATAAGCCAAATTATTACACTCTTGAAGATCAAATATCAGTTGCTAAATACTACCCTTATCAAACAATAGAGTTGTATCAAGGAAGCCAAGTTACTGGCGCCGAGGTTTTAAACACTACTGCTTCTGTGGTTACGGTTAGTGGAAATACAGTTGTTTGTGCAAGTGTAAGTGGGCTTTCAATTGGAGACGTTTTAATTAGTGGTGGTAATGGAGTTCCTTATAATACTTTTGTTATAGGTATAGACGTTCCTAGTTTAACTGTAACTTTAAGTCAAAACGTAAGTATACCTTTATCGCAAGCACTTGTTTTTTCTTCTCCAGAAACAACACTTAAAGACGCTATATCAGAATACCTGCCACCAACTGGTGAAGGTAAAGTTAATGATGTAGCTAGTATTACAGTTTTTACTTTAGAGAACTATAAAGGTTATATAGCTGCTTCTTCTACCGTAGTTGGAGGCATAGGTTTTAGTGTGTTTAAAAAAGTTGGTTTCAACTGGGTTGACACTGGAGCTCTGGTTACAGCTGTAGATAAAGACATTGTTAATGGTGGTATAGAATTTACAACGGATGTAGCTAGTGGAGTTGTACTCACCGATGATGTTTTAATTGCTATACCAAACCCATATTATGACTCTACTTTTGCAGCTACAGCTAATGTTGATTATTTAGAAGATAAATTTGTTAGATTTTCTTATAGATTTAAGTTTGATGATGGAGAGTATTCTTTAATAGCACCATTTACACAGCCTTGTTTTATACCAAGGCAAGATGGTTATTTTTTAACACCATTATCAATTACAGGTGAAGATGTTGAAATATCTGATAAAAAAAGAGCTTACCAAAGTACAGAGGTTTCATTTATGGAAAATAAAGTTAATAAAATAAACTTAAATATTCCATTACCGTATACTGCTGGCACAATGCAAAGCAAGCTTAAAATACAAGAAATAGACATACTATATAAAGAGTCTAATGAAATAGCTATAAAAGTAGTAGATTCAATACCTGCTAGTGGAAATTTCACTGGAAGTGACTATTACTTTCAGTATGAGTATGGATCTAAATCACCATACAAAAGTTTACCAGAAAAAGAAAACACTAGAGTATACGACAAAGTTCCTGTAAAAGCTCAGTCTCAAGAAATAATAAGCAATAGAGTTGTTTATGGTAACTACCAAGACAAGCATATGCCTCCAAGTTTTTTAGACTACAATATAGCTGCTACAGAAAAATATAGCTTTGGAGTTGGTATTGCTAATATAGGTACTAGTGAAATAGAATATCCTAACGCAACATTAAAACAAAATAGAAACTATGAAGTAGGTATTGTATTAGCGGATAGATTTGGCAGACAATCTACTGTTATACTATCAGAATCTGAGTTTAACAACATGCCTTCATATTTAGCATCGACTATATATAATGAGTTTAGAGGTGAAGACCAACAAGGCGTTGCGTCTACTTTTGATGGTGATTCCTTAAAAGTAACCTTTAATAATTTAATACCTTCATCATATAGTAATGGCCCAGGACTTTATAACGGTGATCAAAATTCTGATAATTATAATCCTTTAGGTTGGTATTCTTTTAAAATAGTAGTTAAACAACAACAGCAAGATTATTACAATGCTTATGTTGCTCCTATAATGAAAGCATACCCTGCAGACGTTGAAAAAGAAAAGTTTGAAACATCTCATATATCTTTATTTGGCGACAATATAAATAAAATACCTAGAGACTTAAATGAGTTAGGACCTACTCAAAAGCAATTTAGAAGTAGTGTTAAGCTTTGGCCTAGAGTATCATGTAACACAAATGTTGCTACTTCTTTCTTTAGCGACATACAGTTTTTTCCAGAAAGAGTAGGTGATATAGCATCAGCTATTGGAACGGTAGATGATCTTTTTGATTTACCACCAGATCCTGGGACATATTATGGATCGTTAACTGTTAAGGAATTAACAGCAGACACCAATAACACCATCAGTCTGCAAGCTATAAATCAATACCCAGTAGGACAGCAACCCGCTATAACCACTTTAATAGAAGGTTTAAAAGTTGGTGATGAAATAAGAGGTGCAAACTACGGCGAAGCAAACACTAACATCACTGGTATAGTTAGTAGTTTAACACCTCCAATTCCAACAAACACAAACATAAAAATAACATTATCAAGTCCTCCTCAAGGATTAATTACTAATGCCCTTATTAATATACATAGATTTGGTGGAAGAGTATATTTTTACAATCAAGAATCAGATCCACTTGTAGCAAAGATAAGTACTACAAAACAAGCGGGCGTTTTAATACCTGAAGGTTATCCAGATCAAGGAGGTGCTTTAAATATATACGAAGTAGAAGCTCAAGAGTCATTATTAGATATATATTGGGAAACTTCAACTAACGGTTTGATTAGTGAGTTAAATCAAGCAATATCTGATGGGCCTGGTGCTTTACTTTATAATGAAGTAGAAGGATGGAACCCTGTGCTTACAGAAGAAACTAACACAGGTAACGCGCTTAGTGGCATTGTTGTTGCTGGTTTTAAAGCTGTATTATTAAATGGACAATCAATAACACCAGCTGCAGATTCTACAGCTACTTTACTTAGCGTTTATGAGCAAGGTTTTCCAACAAACACAACAAACTTGTTAGGAAATCCTTATAAAGATAGTTTTTACATTGATGCTAACCTAGACGGCAGTTTCAACTTAGTTATTATTGATGATAGCGAGTTAGCTGTTACAACAGCGAATAACGATCTTACTTTTGAGATAGAGTATGACCATCCTAATGCACAAGCTCCCCTTATAGATTTAAAAAATGCCAATTTAGGTAATGTAAATCCTTCTATAGACAGTTGTCCTGCTAGTGATATAATTATAACAAGCGACAAAAGCAGTGCTCCAATATATTCTTTTACTGGAGTGAATGGTAGTTTTACGACTAGCTTAAATCAATTAGATTTAGTTTGGTCATTAACTGGTAGCACTAATACAGTTTTGTTTAGTATAAACCAAAGTGGTGTACTTACAGCAAATCAACTAAACACACCTGCGGGTACATACCCAATAGAGGTTACTTTGTCAGATGGTGGTGGTGGACAAGCAGTTTGTAATTTTAACGTGATTTATTCTTATACCCCAACAGCTGTTTGGTCTCCAAATGGCGATGAATCAGTAAACGTTAATAATACTGATTATCCTCTTGGCGGTAATATACTTCCTGTTACTCAAACAGGTACATTAACTATAACTAACTCTGGCGCTGCAGGTTTTAACGTGTTTATGAGATCTCAACATGAAGGATCAACATCAAGTGCTTGGTCTACTACATTTAATGCAACCGTGGGATCTCAGTCCTTTTCAGACGGTATTTTTAATTTAAGCTCACCTCGCCAGCAAGACACAAGTGTAACTAATTTTGCGGACGGTGTTTATAATTTTAGTATAACAGTTGATGTTAACAACTTACCTCCATTAAGTTCAGGTACGGCACAGTCTTTGGGTACATTAATAGCTCAAGTACCTTAGTCGTAATTAATAAATAAATTAAGTGATAATATAAGAAATGGCAGCAACAATAGAAGTTAAGTACTTTAATAGCTTTTTGCTTAAAAACCAAGAAAGATCCACAGTCCCAGGTTTCTTAGGAACACCAAATGTTTGGAATGGTTCTTTTGGAGTGCCTCAAGCTATTGGTGGTTTTAATCAGCAAGTTGTACAAGAAGACTTAAGCTGGTATATTGAAGAAAGTAGAATAAGAGCTGGTTATAATAACACATCGACAGATTACGGAGCAAGAGCATACATAGTTGAAGATGCCCCTAAGTCTTCTATTAAGTTTAATGGATTAATATACTCTGGTATATTTAACTCTAGAACTTCAATAAACCAAACCAATGTATTTAGTGTTGCAGAGGAAATAACTAAAAGTGTAGATCCTGCTAATGGTTCTATACAAAAGTTATATGCTGAAGATACTAATCTTATTGTTTTTCAAGAAGGAAAAGTATCAAGAGCTTTAATAGATAAAGACGCTATATATTCAGCTGAAGGTGGCGGCGCTGTAACTAACGCTAATTTAGTCATTGGTACTATACAACCTTATGGTGGTGAGTACGGTATAGGAACTCATCCAGAAAGTTTTGCTATATATGGATTTCATAAGTATTTTGTAGACCCTAATCACAATGTTGTTTTACGTCTAGGAGGTAATGGAAGTCTAGTAGAAATATCAGAAACTGGAATGAAAGCATTTTTTAGAGATTCTATATCTTCTGTAGATTCACCTTCTTTCGGTAGAGGAAAATTAATTGGTGGTTGGGATATTTATTCTAAAGAATATGTTTTATCTATACAACCTTCAAATCCTAACTTAGCATATAAAACTCTTACTTTTGATGAAAGAGTTAGAGGTTGGGTTAGTTTTTACACATATAAGCCTAGTCAAATATTTAGTTTAACTAATAACTACTATACAGTAGACGGTAGTAAAATATACAAACACCACGATCAAAACACTGATTACAATTTATTTTACGGAGTAGCAAGTAATTCGTCTATATCTTTTGTATTTAACCCACAAGTTAGTAGCGAAAAAGTATTTAATACTATAAGCTATGAAGGAACTAACGGTTGGCAAGTTAACTCTATAGTTTCAGATGCAACAGGTTTTATACCTTTTTATACTCAAAACTTTGGCTATGCATACGATACATCAAATCAAATATTAAGCTACGAGCAAGGAGCTTATGACAACTTTGGAAATGAATACCCAGCGGTTTTAACACCTCCTATAAATAGAGCTGGTTTTGATAGAAAAGAAAATAAATATGTAGCAAACGTAGTTAATTCATCTGAGCCGTTTGATGGCGAAGTTGTTTTTGGAAATCAAATATCAGGTTTAAAAGGCTTTTACACAAACGTAACCATGTCTACAGATACTGTTACAAACCCAGGTGGTTATAAAGAAATCTTTGCGGTATCTTCTAACTACAACTTTTCAAACGGATATTAATGAGTAATTTAAAGACTTCAACACAGACGGATGTTGCTATAAAAAATTTTAGAAATAAAGTAGTAGAGCTTGAAAATAAATTATTAAGTAGTAACGATAGCAATGTAGTAAAAGGTAATTCAGATTCTTTTCCTCTAACACACTCTTTTTCAGACGGTGTTTATATAAGAGAAATGAAGATGGGTAAAGGTGGTATGGTTATAGGTAAAATACACAATAGATCACACACCTGGTTTTTAATGAAAGGTCATTTAATAATAGCAACAGAAGATGGTTCTTTTGAGTATAAAGCTCCAACTTATGTAAACGCACCGGCAGGATGTAAGAGAGTTATAAAAGCGCTAGAAGATTCAGTGTTTGTTAATGTACATCCAAATCCAGACAATATAAAAGATATTTATAAACTAGAAAAAATGCTTACTTGTGTAAGCTACAAAGAATACGAAGATATGAACTGTAAAAATATATTAATATGAGCATGGTAGTTGCAGGTGTTATAGGTGGAGCAGCGTCTATAGCGGGTGGACTTTTTGGAGCTAGCTCAGCTAAAAAAGCAGCGGCAGCTGCGGCAGCTAGAAAATTAGCTTTAACAAAAAAGTTGAACCATTTAGAAACACATAGGCAAAAAATTATTAATCCTTATGAAGATGTTAAAAGTTTAGCGCACTTCGCTAGAGATATGTCTAGTGAAATGTCTAATCCTTTTGCTAACTTAGGAGTTGCTACTCAAGCAGCTGAAATACAAATGGAGGAAAGTGACTTAGCTTTAGCAGCTTCGTTAGACACTATGAGAGCTACAGGTGCTGGAGCTGGTGGAGCTACCGCTTTAGCAAACGCTGCTTTAAGAAGTAAAAAAGGTGTTGCAGCTAATATAGAACAGCAAGAAAAATCTAACGAAGATAAAAGAGCTGCTGGTGAAGCACAGCTAGAGCAACAGAAGTTACAAGAAGCTAGAAGAATTCAAGGAATACAAATGTCTGAAGGAGCTAGAGAGCAATCAGCTCAAGCCGCTGGAAAACAATTTCAGTTTGGAGCTAGAGAAACTAGAGAGCAAGGCGCTATAGATAGAACTTATGGGGAATTAATGGGCGCAAGACAAGATCAAGCACAGGCAAAGGCAGATCAAACAGGTGCTATAACAGGTATGTTTGGATCTCTAGCGTCTATTGGCGGTGGAATGATGGGATAATTAAAAAAACAAAATGGAAAAAAACTTAAATCAAAACCTTTTTTTACAGCAGTTTAATGAAAGTGATGCTATAGCTTATAACGAAAACTTTGTTGCTAGTTTTAGTGATTATAACTTTCAACTACTAGACAATGCTTATAGAAATACGGGTAGAATATATGCTAAGTTAAAATTAGCTGTAGACTCCAATAACTGTCAAGACGAAACTTGTGCTTATGAATTATCTGAAATAAAGCATTTACAACAAGCTCCACAGTTATCATTAGATTTTTTATCTTCTCTTCTAGCACAACTAAGTGTTACTGATGAGCCAAATTTTGATCCTAACAACAACTACAAGTATACAGCAGCTAATAGTATTTTAAATGGTAAACCTGGGTTTTCTAAGTCTGATGGATATGATGTCTACTTAGATATTTTACCTGGAGGAGGTCAGCAAATAGTATTTACAGGACCAGCTTTTGAAGAACCTTTAGTTATAAATAATACAGCGCTAGGTTCTTTAAGTAAATCAAATACTTCGCTTGTAGCTTCTACTCCTGATGTAGACAAAAATATGTTAAAGTTGTTGACTGAAATAGGTATATTCCCATCTGATATGGTTGGTGAAAACGGACAGCTTTCTGCTGGAGCTAAAATAACTGAAGAATATGTGATTATGAACCCTGATGGCACTCCTGATTACGAGATCATAGACATCGGAAATGGAAAAGGTAGAAATACACTTAAATACGATTTAGATAAAATCGAAAAGAAAGTAACTCCATTTATAAACGCCGAGGTTGCTGGTTTACTGAGCTCTGAGCAAGATGCTGTTGCAGCTTGGAACGTTTATATATCTAAAGGTACAAGTGTCGAAGAGGACGATCAGATGGCTCAGAATGCTAACGCTGGTTCTAGTTCTTGGAGCTACACAGAAGACTTGCCACTTATGCAAGATAAAAAAGTTTTATTTGAAAAGAAATATAAAGAATACTTTATGAATAATTATCTGAAACAATTTACTACGAACCAATTTCCTACGGTTCAGGCAGACGCTGCGGTGTTTGATTTAGCTGAAGCTAAGAGAGCTAAAGCTCAAAAGTTTATTGACGATAATAACCTATAAATTTAATTAAATGACATTACTAGAATACATAACTTCTTTACAAGACACTGGATTATCTCAAGAAGAGATATTCGCTAAAGCTCAAGAATTTAAAGGTAGAACAAAACCTGCTGAGGTAGATGTTAATGAAACACCTGTTGAAGAAGTAAAGACAGAAGTTGTTGCGGAAAAGGATGCGACTGCAGCAACAACCCCGGTAGCATCCGAGAGTTCAAGTTCTGGAAGTGGAAAATTAGCATCTCAAGAACCTAGATTTTTTGGTCCTGGAATGACTGATCAAGAGATGGATCAAGCTAGAAAATCACAGAAACAATACACGGAACAAACAGCTAAGTTAAACAGTGTAGCGAAGGAAAATGAAACTTATTCTGCTGACAACTACGATTACAAATGGCAGGTTGGTGACGATAACAAAATAAAGTACTATACTAAAAAGCAAGAAACCGATAATTGGTCAAATCTAAGTGAAAACAATGGATCTCAAGATGCTCAAATAAACTTAGCAGCAGCTCAATTAGAGTTAGGTCATAGAGACGATATAACTAAAGAAGAGCTTCAAGAAGCTAGAAATCAACCTATAGACTTAGGTGTGAACCAAGAAGAAGGTGCTTTGTGGGAAACTCAAACCTACGCTCCACCTATGTCGGAATATGTTGGTGACGTTATAGAAGAAGATATAGAGCAAAGCCCTGAACTTACATATTACACTGATCAAAAAAACAAACTTAAAGAAATAGAACAGCAAAGAGTTGACCTAGAATCTAAGTCAACTAGATTTGCTAATAAAAACTTTGAAGATCAAGCATCTAGAGATCAATTTATAGCTAAAGAGCTAGCTAATTTTGACGAAAATAACGCTAAAGAAATAGAGTTAATTAAAGAGTTAGATGGTTTAACAGATACTCAGTCAAAGGCTCTTGAAGAGCTTAGAAAAGATACTGGAAATAATGCTAGCACAGGAGGTGGTTTTGGAGACGTAACAAACTATATAAACTCCGCTTTAAAAGCTTTTGGTGTAGACTTCAGTGAACCTAGTGAAACTATAGAAATAAACGATGAGATAGAGTTAAATATAGTAAATTCTTTAGACAAAAGATCTTTACAAAAACTAGCTAAAGGAACTTTTAATTTACAGGAAAAAGAAGATCTAATAAATAAATTTAAAATACCTGTAATAAAAAGAAAGTCTAAATTTTTAAGTTCTCAATTTGAAAACGTTAAACTAAAATACGACGAGGATATTATTCAATTAGATTCTGATTTAGACACTATAAATTCTCAAATGACAGCTCTCAAAGAGTCTGGATTAAACACTCCTGAGCAAGTACAAAACTATAATTCCTTAGTTTCAACTTACACAGAAACTTCTAAAATAAGAAACGAAAAGCTTAGTTTTTATAAGAAAGAGTTATCTAATATAGCCGCGACTAAAAGCAGTATTGAAGGAGATTTAAACATGAGTTTTTCTAGAGAAACCTTGGGAAACAATTTTAAATTATCTGATGAAGTTGAAGCTTACAGAGAAAGCTTTTCAGGAGAAGGTTTTTGGAATGGCACAATGGATATTGTAGGTGGAGAAATTGTTGGTGGCTTATATGGTTTAGCTAAAAAAGCTTCTATTGGTTTTCCTGCCGCCTTAATGGCTGGCTTTGGAGATTTTTTTACAGACGAAGAAAATTATTCGGTTTATGACGCTTGGAGAGATACAGTGTATAATTTTACAGATTATAGTTTGGTACCTAAGTCTGAAGACGAAAAGTTTAAAATTACAACTGAAGAAGGTGGTTTTAACACAGAGGCTGACGCTAGAAACTATTTAAAACTTGGCGGTCAAATGCTTCCTTTCACTTTACATTTAATGAACGAGGTTAGAAAAGGTAATGTTACATCTTTTCAAAAAGGAATAGGTAAAACAATTACTGGGCTTGGATCTAAGTCTAAAGTTTTATCACCTGTTTCTAGTAAATTAAAAAACAGTATATTAATGGCGGACGCCACTTTTAGAGCAACTTTAATGGACAACGTTAAAGAAGCTGAAGCTAAAGGATTGTTTGGAGGGCGTGGGCTTGCTTACGCTAGTGCTGTTTCTTTGACAGAAGGTTTAGTTCAGACTATAATGCCAGACGCTCAGTTTTTAAGAGGAGTTGGTGGTAAAAAAATAAAAGACATATTCTCAGGTAAATTAAAAAACATAGCAACTAAAGAAGGTTTTAAAACAGCTGGAAAAGAGTTTACAGTTAATATATTAAAGGAACTTGGTGAAGAAGAAGTAAACGCGGCTATGAATATAGTTACTGATGCTTCTTTTGGATTAGCTCTACCTAAGTCTTCTGAGTTTTTAAATTCACAAATAGAGCTAGTAGCAGGAACGCTAATGCTTAGCGGAGGTATGGGATCTATTGGTGCTGTTAAAACATTTAATAATCAAAAAACCTTAATATACAATCAGATACATAACAACATAAATTCTACCATGATGTATCTTGATACAATGAAAAAATCTAGTAGCAATCCTGAAACAATACAGCAAATAATAAAAGCGCAGCAACTTGCTTTCAATGTATCTAAAGCTATGAGTAAAGCTCCAGGTGATGTTACTGGAGTGGAAGTTGATTTGTTAATGGAGAAAACAGAGCTATTAAAAGAAAAAGAAAACGTAGACTCATCTTTTCATGGACCTATAAATGAAAAAATAGCAAAAGTAGACGAGCAAATAGTTGAAATTAATAAAACTAAAATAGCAGAATCTAAGTCAAGAGCGGGTGCTAAAAATATATCTGATCAAATAGAAAGTACACTAGAAACTTTTAGTGACCAAGCTAAAATAGATGAAAGAGTAAAAGAAATAAAAGAACAAGGAGGTAGTGTTTTAGAGTCTACTGGTTACGGTCAAGCTTTGGTTTTAGATGGTAAAAAAGTAATACTAATAAACGACCAAGCGCAAGCAGAAGACTTCAAGTATACCACGGATCAACACGAGCTTTTACATCATTTCTTCCTTCAAACGTTCCAAACAAATCCAGACGCTGCAATTAAATTTGGCCAAGCACTGATTAATGAAATAGTTAATAACCCTGATATAACAGGTGGATTTACTTTCATGAATAGGTTCAACGAATACTTAAGTGATGAAAATTATTCAGCAGAAAATACGTGGGAAGAAGTTATTCCTTTATTAAGTGAATCTCTTACCGATGGAGACATTGTATATAACAAGAAACAAGATAGTTTTTGGAAGTCGATAGGCAATAAAATCTCTAACTTATTTAAAAACCCAGCGAACCAACAAAAGCTAAGTATAACATTTGACACTGGTTTAGATGCTTTTAATTTTATTAAAGACTTTAACGACACTATACAATCTGGCGGTAAACTAACCGAAGATCAAGTTAGAATAGCTAAAGAAGGAGCTAAAGGCGAGTTGGTTAGTGGAGATGTAAAAATTGACGGTAGGAAAAAAGGTGGTAAAGCCGTGAAAGCTCTTAACGAAGCAATGGTTGATAACACTAAAGAGATTGAAAGCATAGTAGCTAAAGAAAGCAAAAAAGACACAGGCGCTATAGCGTCTACTAGAGTACAAGAAATATATGACTCTCAAGGTGAAGCTGGAGCTTTTGATATTATAGAACAATTCAAGCCTATAGTAAGAAAAATAGTAGATAAAAGGCAAGACGCTCCTAACTTTGATCGTCAGTTATTAACTGATGAAATTGAAACAGGTAAGCGTGGTATATTCGATTTAATTAGAGAATATAATCCAGAATCAGGTGTGCCACTAGCTGCTTTTATAAATACTCAACTAAACAATAGAGCTATTGAAGCTTCTAGAAGAGTTTTAGGTGAAACGTTTACTGAAGATGTTACAGAAGCTAAAGGTGTTATGGCAGAAGAGGTAACAACTGAAGTTGCTGAAAAACCTGTTACTAGAAAAATAAAGCCAAGCTCGCTTATTTCAAACGATGCAGTGGCTAAAATTAAAGAGCAAGTACAAGAGAAGATTAAAGGCATCGATCCTAAAAATCTAACGTTTAAAAAACTTGGTGACTTAGCTCCTGAAATTATTGCAGCTGAAATTGGTATACCAGTTAAAAAACTAACCAGTCCAACAGCAAACCT